GATCCATGTCGGAGCGAATACTCTTGTATGTGCTGAGTTGGGCTTATCTGCTAGCCCTTCTCTGGATAAACTTAGGAAAGCCACCATTAACTGGATTCTCCAACCTCTAGGTACAAATACCTACGACAAATATTTGGACAAAAAATTCTGGCTCGATGCAAGCGACAGATTAATGTACGAAGGCAAAGCACCAGAGTTTTCTGACACCAAGGCAGCAAGAATGCCAGCATTTTTTGAGCATGACAACACAAATCTACCCCAGTACGCTTAGCTTCCATTCAGAGAAGCTTGAGAAATTAGTTGAGGACTTAGAGAATAAGTTTCCCAACGAACCTATCCATCCCAAAGAACAACTTCCATCCATCATGTACCGAGCTGGCCAAGCTAGTGTCGTACAATATGTCAAACAAATACTAGAAGAAAACTAATGTGTATTTTCGGAGGAGGGGGATCAACACCCTCAATGGAGCCTTTACAAACATTTGCTCCACCAGAACCAAGACAAGTAACAGCACAGAATCCCTTACCTAAGAAGAGAGATCTTGAGGACATAGGAGAAGTAAAAGATGTTGCTTACGGTGGTGAACAGACAAAGAGTAACCCAGCTGCTGGTAAAAAGAAAGGAGCAGCACAGTTAAAGATAGCTCTCAATACTGGACAAGCTGGAGCAGGTACTGGAGGAATAAGTGGAGTATAAGGCAAGCCAAAGATACTCTCAGCTTACATCAGGTAGATCACAATTCCTACATACAGCTGTTGAGTGCTCTGAACTTACCTTACCATATTTAGTACAACATGATAATAGCCAGAAGAGTGGGAAGAAACATTTAACACAGCCTTGGCAATCAGTAGGAGCTAAGGCTGTTGTCACTCTTGCAGCTAAATTAATGTTAGCTTTATTACCACCTCAATCTAGTTTCTTTAAACTACAAGTTAGAGATGATAAACTAGGTGAGGAAATGGACCCTCAAATGAGGAGTGAATTAGATTTATCTTTCTCTAAAATAGAAAGGATGATTCTAGATTACATAGCTGCTTCAAATGATAGAGTAGTAGTCCATCAAGCTCTCAAACATCTTATCGTATCAGGTAATGCACTTATCTTTATGGGTAAAGATGGTTTAAAACATTATCCACTACAAAGATATGTTGTTAATAGAGATGGTGATGGTAACGTTTTAGAAATTATAACAAAAGAAATAATCAGTCGTAAGGTATTAGGACTGGAACACCCTAACCCTATATCACAACCTAATGCGGTTAATGATGATGGGACAGATGAGGATGACGTAGAAGTGTATACATGCGTCAAGTTGGATGAGAAATCTGGTCGTTGGGTATGGCATCAAGAAGCAGATGATATGATTCTGCCTGACAGCCGAAGCACAGCACCGAAGAACACTAGTCCTTGGTTAGTCCTCAGATTTAATACAGTTGACGGAGAAGATTACGGAAGAGGTAGAGTTGAAGAGTTTCTAGGAGACCTACGATCACTCAATGGCTTGACACAAGCTCTTGTAGAGGGTAGTAGTGTTGCATCTAAGGTTGTATTCTTAGTCTCTCCTTCAGCTACTACTAAACCACAGACATTATCACAAGCTGGTAACGGTGCAATTATACAAGGACGTCCTGATGACGTTGGTGTTGTACAAGTTGGTAAGACAGCAGACTTTGCTACGGCAAGTCAGATGATGATGGGATTAGAAAAAAGATTAGCAGAAGCGTTCCTTATTTTAAATGTTAGAGACTCGGAACGTACAACAGCAGAAGAAGTTAGAATGACACAGTTGGAATTAGAACAATCTTTGGGTGGTCTTTACTCACTACTCACAGTTGAATTCCTAGTACCATACTTAGAGCGTACACTTCTCGTACTACAAAGATCAAATCAAATACCTAAGTTACCTAAAGATTTAGTTAGACCTAAGATAGTAGCAGGTGTTAATGCACTTGGTCGTGGTCAAGATGCTGTTGCTCTCACACAATTCATGCAAACAATTGCAGGAGTCCTTGGACCACAAGCTATACCCCAATACATAGTTGCTAGTGAAGCAATCAAACGTTTAGCAGCAGCACAAGGTATAGACGTGTTAAATTTAGTTAAGACTGAACAACAGTTGCAACAAGAAATGCAACAACAACAACAGCAAATGGCATCACAAGAGCTTACTAAACAAGCTGGTCAATTTGCTAACTCCCCTGTTATGGACCCAGCTAAAAACCCTGATGCTATAGAAGCAGCCTCTAATTTAGCTAGTCAAATGGGGATATCATCTCAACCACCTGAAGAATAAACATGGCAGAAACATTAACAGTTGATACAACACCACAAACAGAGACTCTTGGTGATAATTTAACACCAGACGAACAGGATTCTCTGAAGGTTGGTGAAGAAATGATGAACCAGCAGGAACAACTTCTTGCTGGTAAGTATAAGAATGCCGAAGAATTAGAAAAAGCATATGTCGAACTCCAGTCCAAACTTGGAGAAAAAGGTAATCAAGATAGCGAAACAACTAGCCAATCTGAGGTTCAAGAAACCGAAGAAGTATCAGAAGAAAAGGATGAAGCTACAGACTTTACTCAGGGAGCACAAACTATAATGTCAGCTTCAGATGAATACTACAAAAATGATGGTAAGTTATCTGAAGAAACATTAAATAAATTTACTCAAATGAGTAGCAGAGATCTTGTTGAGGCTTACATGGAAGTACAGAAATCAGGAGCCATGGATAATAACAGTCAAAGTGTAGAAGATTTATCTCAACAAGCTATAAATGAAGTAAAGAACTATGCTGGTGGAGAACAAGCTTATGATAGTTTAGTTCAATGGGCAGGTCAAAATTTAGATCAAAATTCTATAAATGCATTTGATAGTATTATTAATACAGGAAGTGTTGATGCTATTAAGATTGCAGTTAATGGATTAAAAGCTCAGTACCAAGATGCAAACGGATACGAAGGAAAAATGTATACAGGTAAAGCACCAGTACAAAAATCAGATATCTTCAGAAGTCAAGCAGAGCTTGTCCAAGCTATGAGTGATAGAAGATACGAAAGAGATCCTGCTTACCGTCAGGATGTTATTGAAAAACTAGAACGGTCAGACAACTTAGCATTTTAACTATGGGTAAAACTATTCAAATACCAGTCATCCCTTTTGATGAACAGAAGACTGAAGATGCTGCAGGGAAATCACATAAAGGTGATCCATTCAAAGGCAAGACAGTTACAAAACCAATACCTGGAACTCCAGGAGCTAAGGGTAAAACATATATACCTTATAAGGATTAATTATGCCAGGAAAAGAACCTAACCCAGATGATGCACCATACCGTCCTGTACCACCTGGAGGACCACCATGGCCTGGATACCCTAAGCCTAAGCCAACAAAGCTAGCTAAGAATAATCCAAGAAACAAAATAGCACCTGGACCTAACGAAGCATAAGATTCGTGGCGGCTCGATTCATCGTACACCGCCACAGAATGCACTCTTAAAAAAATTTAACATACGATGACAACTACAACTGAACAAGGTGGACGCAACAACAGATTCGCTACCGAAGCAAAGGCACAAGTAATCGAACAAGACTACTTTGAAAATGCAGAACGTGTAAACGGACAGCTAGCTATGCTAGGATTCGTTGCTGCCCTTGGTTCATATGTATTCACTGGCAATATTATACCCGGCATTTTTTAAATGGCAACTACAGTACAAATAACGAAACCACAAGATAACTGGCAGAGTTTTTGTGACTGGGTTACTAGTACCGACAACCGACTTTACGTTGGTTGGTTCGGTGTCCTAATGATCCCTGCACTATTAACAGCAACGACAGCATTTATTATAGCTTTCATTGCGGCTCCTCCAGTTGATATTGATGGTATTCGAGAACCCGTCGCAGGATCATTACTTTATGGAAACAACATCATCTCAGGAGCCATCGTCCCGAGCTCTAACGCAATCGGTCTTCACTTCTACCCAATCTGGGAA